CCAGATCCGCGGGTTTGGTGCCTAGGTCCTAGGACCGTAAAGGGTAACCACTACATGTAGTGGTCGATTCCCTGGGAAAATAATTCGCCCAGGATAGCGACCGCCGCGGAAAGGCCCGTGATCCGTGCTTCTAAACCAATCGTTCTATAATTAACTCAAATGAGAAAATTCTCATCTACCCGCGGACCACTACATATAGTGTTCGGGTCCCTAGGCCAATAGAGGCTAAACCAATCGTTCCAGAACCTAGGTTTTCGGTCCAAAATTCGGGGCGGGGATTTCCCCTAGGCGGGTGCAAGGGCATGTTTCTCACGAACAATTGTGCAAAAAAAGTAATGAGTTTTGGTGCAAAATGCCGTTATAATACGTAACGATATTGTCCTATAATGTCTTATAAAAAGGAGGCTCAAGGGACCCTTGGCCGTAGACCCTGAAGAACAGCGCATGAAACTGGAGTTGAGACTCGCTCAACTTGATCGGATTGACGCATCTCATAATAATTTTATTCCATTTGTACGTAACATGTGGCCTGAGTTTATTGCAGGAAAGCATCATAAAATTATTTCTGAAAAATTAGAAAGGGTCGCAACCGGCGAGCTAAAACGTCTGATTATTAATATGCCTCCGCGGCACACGAAATCAGAGTTTGCTAGTTACTTATTTCCTGCGTGGATGATTGGCAAGAATCCTTCAATGAAAATCATACAAGCCACGCACACTACGGAACTTGCGGTAGGTTTTGGTCGCAAGGTAAAGAACCTTTTGGAGCGAGATGAATACTTGGAGATATTTCCTGATGCAAAACTTGCAGTTGATTCAAAAGCTTCGGGCCGGTGGGATACCGCTCGGGGTGGCATGTACTATGCTGTTGGGGTGGGCTCTAATCTTGCAGGTCGCGGTGCTGACTTGTGTATTATCGATGATCCTCATTCTGAGCAAACAGCTATGTCGAACGCTGGCTTCGATGATGCGTGGGATTGGTACACGGGTGGGCCGCGTCAACGTCTTCAACCAGGAGGATCGATCATCGTGGTAATGACCCGTTGGTCTGAGAAGGATCTGACGGGTCAACTTACGCGAAGCATGGCCCGCGATCCTTTGGCTGATCAGTGGGAGATTGTTGAGTTTCCGATGGAGCTACCGTCTGGTGACGCTTGTTGGCCGGAGTATTGGAGCCAAGCGGACATGGTTGCGGTTAAGGCGTCTATTCCTGTTAGCAAGTGGAATGCTCAGTATCAGCAGAATCCGACGGGTGATGAGACGTCTATTTTAAAGCGAGAGTGGTGGAATCTTTGGGAAAAGGAGTCGGTTCCGGCGTTGGAGTACGTGATCCAAAGTTACGATACTGCTTTTAGTAAGAAGGAAACCGCGGACTATAGTGCGATTACAACGTGGGGTGTGTTCTTTCCAAACGAGTCAGGGACCCCTAACCTGATACTTTTGGACTCACTCAAAGGGCGATGGGACTTTCCTGAATTAAAAGCAAAGGCGTATGAGCTTTATAAGTTCTGGGACCCAGAAACAGTAATTATTGAAGCAAAGGCGACAGGTATGCCTTTAACGCATGAATTAAGAAACATGGGAATTCCTGTGGTAAACTTTACGCCTTCTAGGGGTAATGATAAAGTATCGCGTGTACACAGTGTAGCTCCGTTATTTGAAAGCGGTATGATATGGGCCCCCGATGAAACATGGGCCGAAGAGCTTATAGAAGAGTGTGCAGCCTTTCCAAATGGGGAGTATGACGACTTGGTAGATAGCACGACACAAGCGTTAATGCGTTACCGACAAGGAAACTTTGTTCAATTGCCTACCGACGATTGGGAAGATTCTGAACCACAACAGATACAGTATTACGGCTGAATACTATGCGATTAAATAAATTCTTTGCACTAAACACGCACTACATCAGGCAGGACGATGAAGAAGACGCTCTTGCGGGTAGTGGCGGTAGTTCTTCTGGAGGGGGTACTCGTGCCCCGTTAAATCTGTCTGTCGGACAGGTTCAATCCCAGATTGATCTTTTAAACGCGGAGCTACGCAGAAAGTATCCTGACTTAGACCCTAACAGCGATGAGCTACGTGTTCTTAAAGAGCAAGCTTATGCTGAGTTTTTAGAGCAGGTTCAAACCAATCCTGCGCTCAGTGTGTCAGAGGATGTTTTTGCCTCGGCCCTGACCATTCCTGTGGATCTGGCAAGATCGCAATATTATAATTTTGATTTTACAGGGAAAGAACGTTTGGGCCTAGAGTCTAGAACCCCCGCGATTATTGATCAAATTGGCTCGTACAACGATGGCAGCGTTTTTAAAGATCCTTCAGACAGAACGTTTCTGCCACCAATGTTAACACAAGAAGATATTCAAGCGACTACTCAGTTTGACACTTTGAACCCAAGCTATGCCGCTAGATTAGCCGATTACCTTCCTCCCGAGGAGCAACGTCTAACGTCTGTCTCACAGGACTCTCCCGCCTTCACGACAGCCGATTCGTTGCCCTCGACCCTTTTTGATTCAATAAATTTTCCGGCCCAAGAGATTACTCGTGGGACCCCTGTAGTGACTCGGGGCTTAACTGCTGATGGCTCACCGACCACGGCCATTACGATGGGTCAAAGCACGGCGGCTCCTTCGGGACCCGATATTGGTGAATTAACAACTTATGCACAGTTTCCGTCCACAGGGATGGGGATCAATCCTGACGGTACAGGAACCACGACGGTAGGTACTCAGGGTACCACGGGCAACATTGTAGCGACGGGCGCAGATGAGCTTATTCAATTTGACAGTCCGTTGGTTAGTCCAGTTGACCCTAACGTAGTGAACATAGGCACAGGGGTGGGCGGCACCAATACCACGGGAACTGTGGGGGTGGGCGGTTCTCCAGTGGCGGTGCCCATCATCACAGAGGAATACGAAGAAATTGTGCCAATTGCCGGTAATCCAGTTACAGGTGTACCACCTACAAGAGATCGAACTCAAGCTGAAATCATACAAAATTTATTTAATACTTCTCAGACTAAAGATATTGCGGCCCAAAGGATAGGTGACTATGCCGCATCGATAGGTGGGCTTACCGCCGAAAGCATTGCCTCCGCTGTAGCACCTATTCTTTCTGGAGAGATAGCATCACCTAATACGTTTGGTATAACCGGAGGCACGGGTTCCGCCGATACCGCAGCCGTTATGGATGCTGTCAACCGCTTTGGTTACGGTCGAGTTTATGGCGGCGAAAACCTCACAGGAGGGGGTTATGATCCTCTTACAGGCGGTAGTTCTACTTTTGGAAGCAGTAATCCTTCGTTTATCACAGAGAATCCATTGCCACGGCTTGTAGAAACAATGGAGTATAAACTGCCCCTGTCCCCCGCTGAACAACTAGCACAAAACAATGAACGACTGCAATATTTAAACACGCAAGAGGCTGCCATAGGCACAGGCCCATACACCGAACAAGAGGCCGCGATGCGTGGGCTAGACTTCGCCAAACGTCAGGGCATGACCTTGGATCAGGCTGGTGCAGGATTTGGTTTGGACGAAACAGGCGTAAGAGAACAAGCGGAGAAATTAGGTATTGACCTTGGGGCGTTAGGCTTTAAAGACGGAGGAGAGGTTCAAGAGTCCCGTCAATCGGCCCTCGACTCACGGTTCATGTCTCGTGCCGGATTAGGTAGCTTACAGGGAAAAACAATGAGTCCAGCGATAGCCGGTACTTTGGATCGAATTATGGCTCGGAGAAAGTAACTTATGGCTAATGGCGAAAGCATTACCCCGATGGTCGAAAGGGCCGTGGACATTTCAATCATCGATGATGTAGAAATTGCCGCTCCCGAAGCAACGGGTTTAGATGTCGATTCTTTGATGGGTGAGATTGAAATCATAGAAGAAGAAGATGGTGGCGTTGTAGTGGACTTTGATCCACAGGACGAGAACCCAATCGACGAGGGGGATTTTAACAGGAACCTTGCAGAAGAAATAGATCAAGGCACGTTGGGTGCTATATCTAATGATCTACAAGGTCAGTATGAAGGCAACAGAGAATCCCGCCATGAGTGGGAAAACACGTATTCCAAGGGCCTTGAGCTATTAGGTTTTAAGTACGAAGAGCGTACTCAACCGTTTAGAGGCGCAACAGGGGTAACACATCCTCTGTTGGCAGAAGCGGCTACTCAGTTCCAAGCACAAGCCTACAATGAACTTTTACCGCCGGACGGTCCTGTCCGTACAGTTGTTATGGGTGCGTTGACCAAAGAAAAAGAACAACAGTCTCAACGTGTCAAAGAGTTTATGAATTATTACATTACCGGCGTCATGGAAGAATTTACGCCGGAGTTTGATCAGATGTTGTTTTACCTCCCTTTGGCGGGATCGACGTTCAAGAAAGTGTACTACGATGCGGCACTAGATCGTCCGGTTAGTACCTTTGTTCCTGCTGAAAACCTAGTTGTTCCGTATGAAACGACTAGCTTAGAAACTTGTCCCATTATCACGCATGTGGTTCCGATCTCGGCTAATGATTTGCGAAAGCAGCAAGTCTCGGGTTTTTATAGCGATGTAAGCTTAGAAGCGCAGCAACCATCAAGTAATGAAGTTCAAGGTGAGATTAACAAGATAGATGGCGTTGATCCGTCGTCCACGGTTAACTATGACGTTAATTTGTTGGAATTCCACGTAGAGCTTGACTTAGAGGGTTTCGAGGACCGTGATGATGATGGTGAGGAAACAGGAATTAAGTTGCCTTACATTGTGACCATCAGCGAAGAAAAAGGCACGGTATTAGCGATTCGTCGCAACTATAAAGAAGAGGACCCCAACAAGACCAAGATTGCTTACTTTGTTCACTATAAGTTTTTACCTGGGTTTGGCTTTTATGGGTTGGGTTTAATACACACCATTGGTGGTTTGTCCCGCACGGCGACAGCGGCACTTCGTCAGTTGATCGATGCAGGAACCTTGTCGAATCTTCCAGCAGGATTTAAGGCCCGCGGCCTACGGGTCAGGGACGATGCGGACCCTTTACAACCTGGTGAGTTTAGAGATGTCGATGCTCCAGGCGGTGCAATACGGGACAGCTTGATGCCTTTACCGTTTAAAGGCCCCGATCAGACGTTGTTTCAGTTGCTAGGGTTTGTGGTGGATGCCGCACAGCGTTTTGCAACGATTACCGATATGAAAGTAGGGGATGGTAATCAAGGTGCAGCAGTAGGTACAACGGTTGCTATGCTAGAGCAGGGTGCGAGAGTGATGAGCGCGGTACACAAGCGTTTACACTATGCCATGCGAAAAGAATTTAAGATTCTCGCTAGAGTTATGCATGAGTTTTTACCGCAGGAATATCCTTATTCTGTTGCAGGTGGCGACCAGAATATCATGGCGGCAGACTTTGACGACAGAATAGACGTAGTTCCTGTGTCAAACCCTAATATTTTCTCACAAGCGCAACGTATTGCTTTGGCGCAATCTCAGTTACAACTAGCGTCTCAGGCTCCTGAACTACACAACACGCAAGAAGCTTATCGTCGCATGTACGAAGCGTTAGGTGTTCGTGATATTGATAGCATTTTAAAGGCTCCCGAGGTTGAAGAGCCAATGCCCAAGGACCCTGCACAAGAGAATGTGGACGCTCTTAATGATGTTGGCTTACAAGCTTTTGAGGGACAAGACCATGACGCCCATATTATGGCGCATTTAACGTTTATGGCCGGTGGTTTAGTCCAACAAATGCCCAATGTAGTGATGGCTTTGCAAAAGCACGTACTAGAACACGTTAAATTAAAAGCCAGAGAGCAAGCAGCGGTCCAGTTTATGCAGCAAAATCAAGGACAACCACCTACAGAAGACCAAATGTTGCAGGTAGAAGCCCTTGTAGCGCAAATTATTGCTCAAGAAATGACCGCAGTACGCGCATTAAGTCAGCAAATAGCAGGAGGCGGCGAGGAGGCTGGCCCAGATCCATTAATTATGCTTAAACAGCAAGAGGTGGATCAAAAAGGTCAGAAAACGCAAGCAGATATCACTAATGATCAGCAAAAACTAGCTTTAGAACAAGAAAAAATGCTAGAAAGAAGCCGTCAATTCGACGATAGGCTAGAATCGCAGGAAGGTCAGACGGCAGCACGAATTAATGCGTCAAATGAGCGCGAAATGATGAGACTACGACAAAAAGAAGGAGAAACACCATGAAGAGAACAGTAAGAACGAACGGCGCACCGCCACCGAAGACTCCGACCGCTTCTAAATTTGAAGAAATACAAGATCAGGGTCGCGTTCCTTTTAGTGACTATAAAGAAATAGCTACGCCCAACACGGAGAAAGGTACGGTAACTACCGGAACGTGCCGAGGCATGGGTGCTATGCTTCGCGGTGGTAAGTTTACCATCAACTAATGGCGGCTAATGACGAAGACGAAGATCTTTTGTTAGCTGACGGTCTTGATGCTGCTTTTATAGGTACGGGAGAACGTTGCGGTCAGCCCAACATTGCTATCTACGACAAAGACAAGTGTATAAATATACTTGCAGAAAACATGTCCTACGAAGAAGCTGTGGAGTATTTTAATTTTAATATTGCGGGCGCATGGGTAGGGGAACAAACCCCTATTTTTGTAGACCTAGAGGAAAAATACCTATGCCTTTAAAAAAGGGTAGTGCTAAAAAAACAGTCAGTAGTAATGTAAAAAAATTGAGAGGTGAGGGGTATCCGCAGAAGCAAGCGGTTGCTATTGCTTTAAACAACGCCGGTAAAAGCCGACGCAAAAAGAGAGGTTCCACATGAAACATTACGTTTTGTTAGGGGTAATACTGTTTAGTGGCTGTACTTCAGTTCAGCAGGTCATGGACAACAAGGATTTATATTGTAATCAGTTGTATAAAGGCATGAGAGCGGTAGGTCGTTCTGCCCTGTCCGCTACCACAGGAGTGGTTGTGAGAGACGTATGCGATACCATCGATGGCATCATAGCCGAGGAGCAGATGCCTTCCGATAAGGTAGGCGCGTGATGAAATTAGGGGGCTTGCTCAAGTCTCTAGCCCCTAACATTGCCTCGGCGGCGGGTGGGCCGTTGGCGGGTATGGCTGTTAAAATGGTAGCGGCAAAGTTAAGCTTGCCCGAATCTACCACAGCTAACGAAATCGAAGATCTCATTGAAAGAGAGCCAGACAAAGCCGTTCTTGTTAAACAAGCAGATGAAGACTTTAAACTTAAAATTAGAGAGATGGAAATAGACCTTGAGTCTTTTAAGACAGAGGTCGAAGACCGGAAAGATGCAAGGGCAGCCTTTGCTACAGACCTAACTCCTAAACTTTTTTCCGTGCTAACGCTTATTCTCTACGGAGCTTTTGTGCTTATG